CCCCAACGCAAAGTCATCCGCTACCTCAGGTAATGCGGTTGACGTAACCGCCAATCGAGACAACATTCGCCGTAGCACAAAACGCCGTCACCGTACGAGCCGCAGAACCAGTACCCGCCAAAATCAAACCAGGCACCACCAACACAAGACCCGACTCAGCAGCCACCGTCAACTCAATCAGATCGTCCGGAGACGACGTGCCACCGAACTCAATCGTCAACTTACGGGCAGTCGTATCCGAGTTCACCGCATACAACCAAATCTCATCAATGATGCTCGACGACGTACCAGTCGCATGAATCGTCGTACCAGTCGTCGCAGTCGCCGCGACCTTGATAAGACGCCCACCCGTCGAACCTGAGAGAAGTTGCTTGCTGAACGTTGCCATCTATTGCTCCTAACTGAACACCTGAACTGGCAGAATAATCTGGTCGGTTTCACCAGACGACAATGCCGTAGCCCACTTTACACCAGCCGACTGAGCCGAGTCAGCGGTCAACACGGTGTCGTTGGCACCCACACCCACACGCACCACATCGGTACCGTTGAACACCACCACGTCACCCTTCGTCGTGTAACGCGACGCCAAGAAGTTCGCTTCGTCAGCGTCATCCGCCGAGAACACGGGGTAGATCGTCGCACCAGAGCTGTGCGACTGCGCGGTCGTATCATCCTGTGCGCGGGTCAGGGTAAGGGTTGAGCCGGAGATCGTGGCGAGGCACTTCTCCTCGCTTGACGTCCCAGGGCTGATGACGACGAAGAACGGGACAGCAGCCGTTGACGGCCAACCGGTCGTCGCGGCAATCGTGATCGACGTGTCACCCGAACCGAGGGCGTTCGTGATCGTCGTCTGAGCCGCCGCACCCTTGTACTGTCTGCGCGTTACTGCTGCCATAGCCGTCCTTTATCGTACACTACGCATCACGACGATAGCAGTCCCCTCATAATCGTTCTCCTGCTGGGCGTACACCACCTGGCGTGCCTGCCACTGGACGTTCTCCACCACCACCGAAAACGTGTCCGTGTTCTCCTGATAGGTGATGATTCGGGGGGTGTCCACCAAGTCCCGCAGCAACGCCAACTCCTGCGACACGTCCTGGTAGTACTCCCGACCCTGAATGTTGAGGCGGTGGTGCATGAGGATCGGTACGGAGAAGATTTGGCTTCGCAGCGGGGCGGCGTAGGCGCGGGCCATCCAACGGGTCACCGTCGGCCCAGTCGTCGTCGTCGCACGAGTCAACGTCAACTTGACCTCCGCCTCAAACACCCGATCCTCCAAACCGTCTATCGTCTTCTCTTTCGCACCAGACGTGTTGAACGCCGTGAAATCGTGGTAGTCGCCATTGTCCGACGCGATGGATACCGTGACCGACCCGACCAGCGGGTAGGTGCGAATGTCAATCTTCGGGATGAACTTCGCGTCCGGCACACCCCACCGGTAGATACCCGACGTCAGGTAACCGGACGACACGAGGTTCGTTGAATGTTCCGTGTAGAAGCCGAGTCCTGAAACGGCGAACACAGGCTTGTTCTGGTATTCGTGGATGTCGGTGATGCCGCCCTGACCGGTGACCATCAGGTCGGAGGCGTATGCAGGCTGGTTCGGGGAGATGAACACGGAAAGGTCCATGCGTCCGATACCCGTCGAGGTGGAGTCGAAGTTCTTCCACGCAAAATAGATGTACTGTCCCACTCCTGCGAACGCCTCGACTGCCGTACCCGTGCTGATCTTCGGGCCGATAATGAGGTTGCCGTTGTCATCAGAAGATGCGACACGGAACCCGTCACCCAATCCGATGACGACGTAACCGAGGTATGCGTCAATGGTTTGGGCTATCTCTCCCAACGGGAGTTCGCCTGCGACCGTCGGAACATCCAAAGCGGTGCCATCCGATTTGATGACCGTCTTGTAGATCAACGTCTTGTTGCCTGCGTAACCGGCGCAGTAGATGTGGTTCTGTCCTGCGGCGAAACCGACCCACGTGAAATCGGTGTTCGGGTGCGTGAACAGGGCACCAGGGTTGTTGGCCGACGAGCCTGGGGTGGTGGTGATGTTCCAAATCTTGTGGCTGTCCGAGCCAGCACCAGCGACCATCAGACGACCCTTGACGTAATCCATCCTGCCTGCGGTGATGCCCGTGATGTAATCGGATGCCGCACCAGTGCCAGGGTTGGTTTGGTCGATGTTGCCGTCGGCGTACGAAAAGAACACGTTGTAGCCGTCGCTCGTGATGTCAACCAGATTCGACGCGTTCGTGGATGTGACGGTGGTAAATGAAGTGAAGTTCGTGGTGTAGGCGACGGTCTGCCCGTCGGTGATGTAGACACGCGAGTTCGCCGTGACCATGTGCAGGTTGGTGTTCGCAGAAGCGCGAGCCTGCGTCACATCCGGCAGCAAAGTGAGCGTTCCGCGCTCCCATACGTTGACGCCTTTGGAGGTGTTGAATCGGAACGCCTCAGCGTCCGCAGCATCCGAATACTCCTGACCAGCCCCGTAATGCCACGACGACTGGCTGCGACGCCACAAGCCCTGCGGGTTGATGGCACCCTCGCCAGGTTCCGTTGACTGGTCAACCGAGTCACGGACACGGGCGTCGTACTGTCGGGTGAACTGGTTGCTCGCCATGTCCAGCATGTAGGGGCGACCGTTGATCGCCACAGGGAAAACGTCGGGAACGAGCTGCGACGCGCCCGTGCCTGTGTAGAACCCAGGCGCAGGAAAGAACGCCGTCGTGAACTCGGCCAACGTAGCCATCGGCTACTTCCTGAACTGGATTGGGTACTGTGCCTTCAGACGACCGGCTTCAGCGACCATTCGTTCACGACGCAAACGCAACAGGTTCGCCACAGAGTCACGCGACGACCCAGGCGGCACCTCGTCGGCGCGGCGCGTGTCGCCCTGCGACTCGATGAACGAACGCTTCACCTCGCGGCCAGCCATCATGCGGATGATGAGGCCGAGTTCCACGAGATCGTCGCACGTCGTCGGCAAACCGCAGTCCGTCGTCAAATCTGACGACTCTGACGTGGCACGAGTGAACGGGGACTTGTAGCGGACACGCAACGTCCCAGCCATCACCGACTCGTCGAACACGATGGCGATACCCGACGCAAAATCCGAGGTCGGCAGGTCACGCTGGAGACGCACCCCGCGGATGAACGGGTAGTCGTCTGCGGTGAAACGCAGGCGGACGTCAATCAGTTCGAGAACGTTCGTCGCGCTTGTCAAGTTGATTTGACGGTCCGACCCGTTGTATGTCAAGCTTGTGGAGACAACCTTGAAAAGCCCGTTGGCGGTCGAAGAATAGTCGTCTAGTTCCGCGTTGATTGCGTCGAGCATCTGCGCCCGCGGGAAGCGCGGATTGAGCGTAGCAAGTACGTCGGCTGAGTGAGACGCAGCGGTCGTTCCGTTGAATCCTCGTTCCACCGTAAGCGTCTTCGTAGCCGTGTTCGCTTCCCAAATGTAGAGAAGTTCGGACTCCAACTCGAATACAGAACCAGCACGAAAGCCGCCGAGATCGTAAGACAGCACAACGCTCGTCGCAGTACTGTTGATCGTCGAAGCAAGTTTGTTCCGCTCCTCTACGGTCCCCGATAACAACTGCCGCGACGCACGATTCATGATCGTCGCCGCCGTGGTCATTAGTAGACGTAGCCTCCGTACCCTGGGAATGAACCTGCCTGCGCCTTCGCGGACGTCTTGCGGGTGCGCTTGCCTTTCTTGGCTTTCGGTGCGGGACGGTACTCCTTAGCGGGTGCGCCCTTCACCGATGAACGCTTCGGCTTCTTCGGGGTAGGCATTACTTACGCTTCTTTCCGCGCTTCATGCGACCGTACTCCATCATCTGCTCTTTCTTCGACTCACGCTTTTCGTGGCGCATCTTGGCGGCCTTCGACTTGTACTTGCTCACTTGGCACGCTTCCTTCCGGCGGCAGCCATCTTCGCCATCTTCTTCGCACCGTACTTCTTGCGACCGATGGACGCTGCGACAGCGGCAGGGTCCTTCACTTTGCCTTTGAGGGACTTCTCCAGTTTGGCGAAACGTCCCCCGCCGCCGAGCTTCATTGACTTCTTGGCCATGTCGTTCTCCTGACTTTCGGTAACAGGTTAGCAGTCCCACTTACGCAAAGCCAAAGCCTTGCGAGTGGGGCGGCCCTTTGAGTCCTTCATCGGACCAGGCATACCTGACATGCGGGCGCAGAAGGATCGGCGGCGAGCCGCAGCTTTCGGTGAACGCTTCGCCTGCTTCGCGGACACCGGCGGCTTCAGATTCATACCCTGACGTTTCGCTGACGCACGACCTTTCGCGTTCAGGCCGCCAGTCGGGTCCTTGCCTTCCTTGCGTTGCCACGCAGGAGTCTTAGCCACGACGCGACGCCCACGAGTTATCGACGAGATTCGGGTACGGGCGACCGGCTTTAGCGGCACGCGCCTTCGCAGCCTTCTTCTGACCGGCAGACAGGGGCTTCGACTTCTTCTTCGGATTCTTTTTGTCCCAAAACTGTTTCTTCACGACGGCTCCTTTGCTATGTAGCCTGCGTGCCACAATACCTCAAAGACGCCTTCCGTGTCACGGTAATCCACCCCAGGCACAAACGTCCTAGACCGCCCATTCACCGACGCCTCAGTAGTTCGATTCACCCTGAACGCCACCGACACCTCCAACGGCACAAACTTCCTGTCCTTCAACAGTTCCCCTGCCGGTACTGCGGCAGCCAACTTTTCGCTGGCTTTCTTCCAAGAGAACTCGATGACCGCCGCCTCCCGCTTCTTTGCGGCATCAGCCTGCCAGCGAGAATAGTTGTTGTAGCAGTCGGTTATGGCTTCAGCCAACTCTTGCGGATCGGATTCATCCCAACGTCCAGGACCCCCAGACGGAGCAGGCTTATGGGAAATGGTGTGGGTTGCGAGATGGGCGAACTGTGCCTGCCCCGATGTAGCGGTGATGATTGTTGGTTTGGCGCACGCAATCGCCTGAAGTGGGATAAGCCCGAACCCTTCACCTCTGGCTGGTGCCACCCACAGGTCGGCTTGGTTGAAGAACGCCACCTGTTCATCCATGCTCATCCACTCCCGATGGAACACCACTTGGGGCATCGTTTCTAGTGGCGGGTTGTCACGGGCATGGGGGGCGAGTTTGATGTGTAACTCGTGGTCGAATCGCAACAGTCGGCAGGCTTTCACGAGGATGTCCAAGCCTTTGCGTTTCCATAGAGAGCCGCCACCGTGAATCCTGAACCGCTGATTCGCAGGCTGCGGTACAGGTTTCCAAACGTTGCCATCCACCCCCAACGGCACATACGAAACATTGTTGTGATAACGGCTGAACGCCTCAACGTTATGTTCACACGGAACGATTATCTGATCGTATTGAGGTATCCATGCGATGAACCTGTGATGCAGTTCGTCGGTTTCCCACATCGTAAAGTTCACCTTCCACTGTCCCTCCAAGAATCCTTTGCAGGCGAACGGGACACCCATGTGGATTGCTGTGGATGCACGCGGATTCAATGTCACGCCACGGGGCACGTTGTCAAGGAAACTGTTGACCATCGACCCGTACCCGAACCGTCCGTCGGTCAACCCGAACCAATGCTGATAGTTCATTTCAATCTGCCGATAATGTCCGAAGATGAAACGCCTTTCGTGTACGGCAGAAAGATCACTTGGATGCCACGCTCATCCAACCATTCTTGGGTGAACCCCATCTGTCCGTAATAATCTTTATCCCGCCAATCGTCCCCGACGGCTATCACATCGGGGGCTACATGCTCTATCAACGGTTTCGAATCACCGCCACCCCAGTTCACGGCAACGTCATCCACATACCGGCAGGCTTCAACCACAGCGATTCGTTCGGCCAGGTTGCAGACGGGTTTACGTTTGTAGGATTCCGCGAACTCGTCGGTGTTCAACCCGACCGTCACCCTGCCACCGTTCGCCAACATGCGGCATTGAAACAAAAAGTTGACATGCCCCCTATGGAACAGGTCGAAAGTGCCGCCCGTGTACACGTTGAACGTGTTGCTGTGCCAAGCCCCAGAGTGGAAGATTTCGCTCATACGTTCACATAGTTCCAGTTGTTTGCGTCCTGCAACGTGAACCGTGAAAAGCAACCGCACCTGTTTCGGTAAGCCAACAGGTAGCGGTCCATAGAGATGCCAAAATCGGGGAACGGATACGGATGGCCCCTGCCGACTTGCACGAACGGTCGGTCGGCAACGGTCACCGTGGCAGTCCCCAAACCCGCCCAACACAAAACGTTGCGGGTATCCAAACCCCTGATGCCGTCGTGTGCGCTCAACGCGTCGACACGCCACACGTTCATCGAGCAAAGAGTTGACGCCACAACCATCGACTTGTCCGCCAACGAATCCATCCATTGAGCAGTTGTACCATCAAACCCGAAGTTGACTTCTCCGTGTCTGTCTCCAACGTGAATGATTCTGTCCTGTCCACGCAACAGTTTCAATGTTGCCTCAACCGCCCCAGGGAGCATTACATCGTCGTCACCGAAAACCCACAAATACCCTGTTGAGCAGGAAGTAATGCCACGCAAACAGTTTCCGTCTGCGCCGACATTCAACCAGTTGCGCAAATAGATGATGCGATGATCTTGGCAAAGAGGTCTCGCTGAGCCGTCTGGGTCGTTGTCGGAAACGATAAGACGACACGATTCGTTCAGTTGCGGAAGAATCGAATCAAGGCAGGCTCGTAACTCTGGTCGTTGAAACGTCGGAATGTAGATGGTGAGCCGCATCAGTCGGCAGTCTTCTCTATGCGTGCCGACCCGTCGATTTTCTCAGGTTGACCGCCCGATCTGCGTATCCGTTTGTACGCATCTAAATCCTTGTCAAGCTGGCGTTCCTTGCGGTTCAACTCCGACACGTTCGCACGGGTCGGCGTGGCGGAACCGGACACACGGAAATGCGAGATACGGCAAGCAAAACAGCCCTCGACATCGAGGTTCGGATGCGTCTCCCTGTGTTTCACGATTCCCCTAACTGATGTACGCGCCGTAACCTGCAGCAGTCAGACTAGCAACCTCGTCCGCCGTCACTTCGTTGTCGTGCCCACCCCAATACGTTTTCTGCACAGTCGTCATGTCCGACGGCTCGTTCTCCGTGTACGTCCCGTTGTTGAGCAGGAACACGTTGCGACCGCGAGGCTCCGGCGCGTAATGCTTGAACAGTGCGTACGCGACCCGTGCCTCCTGTGAATCAAACTCTTTTGGTGGGATGCCGAGGTGCATGAAGTCGTCGGTGGGCGGGCGGAAGATGCTCATGTTACGTACTCACCATACCCTGCCGACACGAGATCGGCTTTCTCCTCTGCCGACACGAAGTTGATGCGCCCGCCGTAGTAGAGCTTCGTGTAATCGTCAGGGTCACGCGGATCGACGTCCGTGTACGAGCCGTCCGTCAACTTGTAGATGTTCTTCCCGCGGGTGCCTGGGGTGGCGTACGAGAACAGGCGGTTGGCGATGTCTTTGGCGAAGAAATCCGCTGCCGGTAGTTCGCTGGTGGGGGTGCGGAAGATGAACAGTTTGTTCTGGGTTGCGGACGAGGAACCAGTAGCGGAGGCTGATGCGCTGCGCCGCTCGATGCGTGCCCCGACACAAACCTGGGTGCCAGCACCAGCGGCAGTGGCGGTGCGTAGGACGATTCGCAGACGCTCGGCGGTACCCGACCCTGTTCCTACCGCGGTAGCAGTGCGGGGGCAAATACGCAGGGTGACGACAGCCGATGTGCCGGTGCCTGCGGCGGTGGCGGTGCGTGCCCGTGTCGCAGAACCAGAGACGCTGGATGTCCCTGTGCCTGAGGCGGTGGCGGTGCGTAGGACGATGCGTACACCAGTCGCCGTACCGGACCCTGTGGCTGATGCTGACGCGGTGAAGGCACGGATGCGGACATGGGTTTCGCTTGACGATCCGACGCCCGATGCTGACGCGGTACGGGGTGCGATGTGCAACCCGACAGCACCACCATCAGTGCTGCCCTGACCACTCGCCGTAGCCGAACGCGGAACGACCCGCTCACCCTCAGCGGTCGAAGCACCCGTACCGGCGGCGATTGCCGTACGCTTCGCCGTAAGCACAGTGACGGTCGACGATGAACCTGTCCCTGACGCTGAACCTGTGCGTGGAGATACATGCAACCCTGACGCTGAACTTGACCCTGTACCTGACGCGGAAGCTGTACGGTCGACGACGACAAGCCCGCGATAAAACGCCTGAGTTGCCTTGAACGGCGACGCAAAGTAGACGACCTTGCGGTACGCAAAGTTCGGGACTTCCTCAAACTCACGGAACCCAGGAGTGTCCGTGAACCCGAACGTAAAGTCGGTGACACCAGTAGCCATCTGGCTACCTCACCCTTAGTCGAGGGTCAGAGTCAGCGAAGTGATCTGAAAAGTATCGCCAGCCGTGACAGCAGCAGAAGACGACAACGCGCCCTTCCACAAGCAGTTGCCTGCGGTTGAGTTGTCCCACAACGACCAGTGGCTGTACGTCTCGGTAGCGGCCACGTTCGTCCATTCGAGAGTGCAACTTCACGTACGCCGTCGTGACGGCGAACGATTCGTTGCGGAGCGTGTCAAGCAACTTGTTTTCTGCGTAGTTAGAAATCGACATCAGTTACCTCGACCGAAAGAATAGCACGAAGCGGTGGAGCGGGCCGCAGGGGAGAACGACCCGCCCCACCACATCAAGTGGAGCGAACTAACTAGTTCGCGCCGATGCTCGACGACGATTCGACGCGACGGAGTGCCGCCTCGCGGAATCGTGCGTAACCTCCGAGCCAGTACCAGCCGACCGGCTGGAAGCGCGAGAGGACGTCGACAACCGGACCACGCACCACGCGGGGGAACGGTCCGTTGCCATCGACAATCGAGTGGGCCTTCGCCAGAGCCTGACGGCCCATGATGTGCGTGCAGTACACGTCCACCGTCGC